CGCAATTCTTCGCGCCAACAACGCCACCATCCGGGGGTATTCGTGGAGCGCGTTATTGCGCGATGTCCGATATTTTATGCGTGCGAACAGTTATTCCCAGATTCCGCAGTTGATGACCGGGAGAATTATTTCTCCGGCCAGACCGGTATTCACATCGTTCGCGGCGGCGGCGGCGGCGGCAAGCACGGGCTCTCGTGGCGGTGTAGCATTAGAACTGAGTTCTGGCTCAGTGATCGCGGGATCTAGGGGCGTCAGCGAATCACCCGCTACCTTATTTTCTTTTGCCGTAAAACCGAAACCCGGTATCTCATCACGCCGCACCCCTCTTCAATTTTTCGCGTGAAGATAATTCTTCCAGTTGTATGTCATTGTGGTTGCCCCAAAAAATATCAATAATAACGAAAAAAAGTTCATCGGTTCGTGTGAAACCCCGAAATAAATCATTAGGGGGCCTATAACGAGTATATCTAATATACGAATTTTCTGCGATTTCACACCAGATGTAGAAATATAACCCAGGATTAGACCGACAATTATAACAGAAATTTCGGTTGTATTCATACTATATATAATATCAAGATTGTAATTTTATGATTATGATCTAATATCCGTGAATGTATTCTAAAAAAATTGAAATCTTTTTTTTACAATTCATCGAATTCAGTGAATCAATCAAATAACGAACGAACGAACGATGTCCGTAAATCCGAAATTAGCAACGCTTATGCGCGTCATTGAAGACAATCAAGAAAAAATGACTGAAGGTGAGTACCTCGATGCGATGAATGCTTTGGGCGCGCTCCACCGTGACGTCGTCCAGATACCAGCCGCCGGCGGTGGTGCGGCGGCGGCGGCTCCTCCTTCCTACGCCGAATCCGCCGCCGCCGGGTTGTTTGCGTCCCGAGTGCCGGAAGTTATGGGTGGCAACATTGCGGAAGCGCGTGCGTGGGAACGCGTGAGAAACCACCATCCCGACCCTGAAGACAACCGAATTCGCGCGGAAGAATGGATACTGACCCCTTACGAGACGCGGTTTCGACTCTTGCGTGAAGCGACGGAGCATTTGGCCAACAAAACCGAATCATTACACCGCACACCAGAACCGTCTGTTTGTCCCTTCATCACACGACACGCGGTCGGACTTTGGAGTATGGAAGACCACGGAGAGACGAACTGGGAATGTGTGTGCGGCTACATCGGAAAAGTGAAGAACTGGAAAAAACACGAACAAAGTGAGCGTCATCAGGAGTGGTCCACTCATCGCACTGTAAGTAGGCGAAAGATTCAAAAAATGAAGGCGATGATCAACGACGACGAAGCGGGCAACTTTGTTCGCTTCGCGTGTTACGCGCCGAACCCTTCTTCTGGATTGTATCCCGGCGGAATCCGAATCTATACCGCTTGGCAGGACAAAAATGAATGGACACATCCCGAGATGTTTGCGGAGTTTCATCGAATCCCGATTCCGGTGTTTCACTTGGATGAGTGCGGAAATGTCGGCGAAACGACGACAACGTGGTTTGTTCATCGCAGAAACATCCGGGCCAGGCAGTATGTTCAGTAAAGTGTAAAAATAGTAAGAGGTATATGTGTGTGTGTGTGTGTGTGTGTGTGTGTGTGTGTGTGTGTGTGTGTGTGTATGCCTCATTTTTTATACGAATTCTAGTATTGTAATACACCTATTATACTATAAATAAAAAGTGTTAGAGCACACACACACTGATGTTTACTTACCTTTAATGTTCTTTTCCGTCACTTTCACACGTGTTTCTTCCAGTCCTCAAACAATTCACACGCTTCTTCCGTCGTGATTTTCCAATCCGCAAAGACCGACGCAATTTCGTTGAAGCATTTTTGCTGTTCTTTTTCGGGGTCCAATATATCCTCGGGAAAGATTTCAGCATCCCGCAAGTCCTCGATCAATGAACACGCTTTTTCCGGCGTGATTTTTCCATCCGCCAACATCTCGGCAATTTCGTTGAAGTGTTCTTGTACGCTCATTGGGTTGTTCACTGTATGTTATTACATGATGAAAAAGCATTTCAATTTTATTACAATAGAGACAAAGACAACATCATATAGTAAACTGAAAAATAATAAAAAACACAGAGACACACCCCCGTACCATTTTTATTTCGCTTGATGTTCTACATACTCCTTCCATTTATTGGCGATCATCGCATCTTCCTTCCTCGCGCCGATGCGAATACTTATTTTTACCAATCAAACACAGAATCGTCAAAGTCGTAGTCACCGTCTTCATCTTTGGAGTGAATTGACTTCATTGGTTTCCCGTTTTCCCATAACCCTTCGAATACAACGATTTCCGCGCCGTTGCCCGATTTTTGGACGTGGACCCCGTATCCGTGAAGCTTGTCGTTCTCCCAGGTTCCAATGTATTCGTGCCATTTGGCAAGATGCGCATTCTCGGCGGCTTCATCGCTGGTATAATTATTCAATGACATACCATAGACAAATGCCGGTGTGCGAAGTGTTCCGCGACCGTGTCGCTTTTCATTCAGCATATGTCCCATATAGACAGTTCCATCGGGATAGCTGTAAATGTGTTCTCGTTGTTGTTCCATTGAATAAATGATTGATTATTTAGAGTATGTATATTGATGAATAAAACATTTCAATTTTATACACAGACACAGACACAGACACAGACACAGACACAGACACAGACACCGCCTGAATAAAAAGTGTTAGTTCAAATATACATAATTATAATTCTTACCTGATTCCATATTTACTCGCAGCAGAATGGCATCTTGCTCTGATCGTCGCACTTCGCGATGAAATCGTGTTCTTCGGATGTTGTGAAGGTTGATGCGAATTCACTGAACATTTGCTCGGGGTCGCAAACGAAGGGCTGTTGGGTATCTTCATCACTCCAGTTTGAGGCGTGGTTAAGATTGACCTTGCGAACATCAATGACATCGGTCGTGGCGGCGGCGTGTTTTGACGCAGAGAGCGCAGTTGTTTCGAGGCTCAAACGAACACGAGGGCCGTGAGGATGAGCGTAAGGCGTCTTGCGAGTAGATTCCCGGTTGGTGAACGACGACGGAGCAACAGGCGCAGGTTTCAACGCAGCTTGAAGCCACGGTTTGGTGCGACGGTCTTGCTCGCGATGATACGAGACATCGCGGTCGCGGATTTCACGGTCACGGCGTTCAGTATCATCGTAGAGACGATTGAACGAAATGTCGCGACGGGGCTCGCGCTCGCGCTCACGCTCAATGTAGCGTTCTTCACGACGGGGCTCGCGCTCACGCTCAATGTAGCGTTCTTCACGACGGGGCTCACGCTCACGCTCAATGTAGCGTTCTTCACGACGGGGCTCACGCTCACGCTCAATGTAGCGTTCTTCACGACGGGGCTCACGCTCACGCTCAATGTAGCGTTCTTCACGACGGGGGCGGTATTGAGGACAGTAAGACGACGTATGTCCGGTTTTTTCGCAGATTCGGCAGGCTTGGTTCAGGAGCATTGGGCACACGACTTTTCCATTGGGTCCGGGCTGGTCTTTGACAAAGTGGCTGGTATATTCAGATTCAGGACGTCCGGCATCACGACACACCTTACAGAAGGGTTTGGGGGCGACGACGGCACGGGCGGAGGCGGCGGAGGTATTTCTGGAGGAGGAGGACGAGAACGATGACGACGACATTGTATACGATTGATTGTTTCTGATTGAAGCACTGTTGTATGTCTGATTTGAGAAAAATCATTTCAATTTTTTTCAAATGCTCGAAACTTCGCAAGTATCAACATATATTTGTCGCGTGAACCTCCCCAAATGAAGCCCGGAATTCTTCCAAGTCTTTTTCGGTGAGGTCGCTTCGTTTTCCGCGCGGAACCGTAGGAGTTATTGGACCATCGTCTTCTATGAAGGCTGAAATAGAAGACGAGGCCGGTAGTTGTTGGTATATAAACATTCTCGACTACTACGCGCCACGTATATGATATACTACACTACATTTATTTGTTATGTTTCATTCGTGTGTCATTCCCAATAAATCCACGCCGTATTTCTCTCGGAGTTTATCTCTCAAATGCTGTAATGCGACCGCCATCGCGGGCGTCGTCGGAGACGAAAATGTATGGCTACACGTCCACCGAAATCCGTTCACATTATCTTTACGGTCATACACTAACGAGCAAATGGTCGCGGTCGGTGTATCGCGAACGATACGCAGCATTGTGTATTTCGGCAACGCGGGGTCGGGTGTTGGCGCGGTCTCGGCCGCTGGCGCGCTCTCGCTCAATTTCATAACATATTCATTGGCGTCATTTAACTTCTCTAGTAGTGAGATTTTCGTCGATTTGGAGGTGACCCACGGACGCGTGAGTTTAGGATGCGACTCTACTTTGAAATATTCTCTCGGAATACATTTCCCGTTTTTAAGGTAGACCATCTCGCGATAATATACGACATATTTCTTCATCATATTATGTGTTATGCCTTGCGGCAATATTTGTGCGGTCTGCTTTCTCTCGCGCTTGTCGTTCCTGGACGTCGCGAGAGACGGCGGGGAAGCGTCGGCGGTAGTATCGGTCATTTGTATAACCACGGCATAAAACATATAAAAATGAAACGCTCTTCCTAAATATCAAACACGCGGACAATGAACGCAATCCAGCAAGCAAAACGTTCTCTTGCTTCGCAATTGATATTCAAATTGTCTCAAATCGGGTTCGCGTTGCGGAGCACACTGTGTTATACCAACCGCGTCAACGTAGGGATTCACGATTACGCGGAATACGCCGCACAGTTGCGTGATGGAGATTCGGTTTTTATATCTACGAGAGAATCCAACGTTCCCGTCCATACCCTCGTCGCAATTCTACGGGCGCGTAATGTCCGCGTCATCTTTTATATTATGGAAGAACCGCTGGTCGCGTGGGAATACGTCGAGAGATTACTTCCCGTGAGTATTCGGATATGTATTCAAAACAACGAATACGACCACCCGAAGGTTCACATTATGCCGATTGGGATACGCGACTGCGGGTCAGTGGTTTTGATGCATCACCGGTTTCATCAATCTTGCTTGTTTGAAAAGGGGGTCTCGCTTCGCACGACGATGGGCGCAAATATGCGACCGATAAAATGTTTACTGTGTTTCAGTGTGTGGACGCATCCGTCGCGCCAGGAGTGCTATGACCTCTTTGCAGGCTCGTCGTTCGTGTATAACCTCAATGACGCCGCGGATGCCACTCACGCTAGAGAAGTAGCGCCGGCGGCGAATCCGTTTGAAAAAGTCCCCGCGGCGCTGGTCTATGACAAGACGCTGGAAAGCAGGTATGCGTTATGCCCGCGGGGATGTGGCGTGGATACCCACCGGTTCTACGAATGTATTTACCTCGGATGCGTTCCGATTGTCATCCGGACTCATACGGTGTTTGACCGGCTGTATCACCCCGACACGGGGTTTCCGTGTCTCGTCGTCGAGAGATGGGAGGATGTTACGGGGGAGTTATTGGACGCTTGTTATCCAGGATGTTTCTCCAGGATGCGCGAATTTCACGCGCGGTATCCGCGGTTTTTGACGGACTTGGATAGTATTGATGAGTTGTTACGGGGGCTGTAGAGGAGCATCAGATCATTTTTTAGTATTATCATAGTATATACGATGTCTTCTACACGCCGCCCTCGCAGGTGGTCGATGAAATACAAGCGCAGTATCAACTGCCGACGCCCGCGCGGATTCTCTCAGCGCCAGCATTGTAAATACGGCCGACGGCCGACGAATGTGACGACCCGGCGCACACTTCGCGAGAGATTAAATTGAACTGCTTTTATTGAATCAGTATAAATGTATCGCTGGATACTATCGTATCGTATCGTATATTATTCAATAGAAATGAAGTCGTTTATTCAAAGTCTTATCGCTCGTGTGAGTTCTTCCGTGAAAGCACAGACCACCGCGGCTGCGGCTCCCGTATTAGGACGCTGGGGCATTCAATACGACAAACGGATTATCGACCGGAAAATAATCCAGGCAAATGAAGACCATTGTGGGTGCTGTGTCGTCGCCGAGATCCCGAAGAAGGATGATGCGGCGGCAGCAACGATGAAGAAGAGCGTGGTGAGGTATGAAAAAAGAGAGGAATATTTAGTGCCGTATGTAATGTAAGTGGAGCGTAGCGGAGCGGATGAAAATAATATTCTTCTCCTATTATATAATCACCAATGAATATCAGTTTCGACCTCACAAAATATACCGGCGTTATGGCGTTTTACGCCGTACTGACGTATATCCTCTTTCCAGTGATTGCCTATTTCTTATTCGGAAAGACATTGGAGGCGGCTGGCAACGGTTTCATCGCCGGAAGTGTCGTCTCGGTCGTTCTTTGGCGGATGGTCGGAATGGGGATGGTGAAGGGGGCGTAACGCAGTTGTAGGGATGTAGGACACACCCCACAACTACATATGTCGCTTAATCACATACGCACTTAACAACCCGCTAATAACCGAAAAGAAAAAAACGGTTTTTACAATATCAAAAAATTCATCTTTATCTGGAATGTGAATTTTTATTTGGTCGGAAATGTCGATATATTTATGCGTTTTGTGTTTGCCATTTTTTCCGATATTGATACCGGCGAACATTTATAACGGCACACTAAAAGTGTGCGGTTATTTAAACATTACTGGTATATCTGTTGATGTTTATATCCGCTGTGCGGATTTAAATATTCGACGGTGGAAATGGATGAGCGCTTCCATAAAAAAGATGATAAATGTGACCAGGGTGATTATGATAAAAAACGGTTTTCATTTTTTATTATATATAAGGATTGGATTATCATCAATAATCATCAAATAGGAAATCCGGGTCGCCAGTTATACTGCGAAGTGCTTCGGTAATGTAGGCGCGTTCAACGGCGTCAGCTTCATAATAGTTCCAATATACGTCTTGAAGGCGGAGGACGTTTCGTTGTATATTACCGCTAAACACAACATTCGTGAAGTTGCTTATCGTGCAGTAGTGAGGCGATGGTGGAAGATCATTTTTTACAAAGACGCCTTTGCTATTGAGGTGTGCAAATTCTGGCCGTTTTTCTCGGATGAGGTACATTTTGCCGGGTTGAAGGTCGGTGGGGTGAACGAGTCGAAGTGGACGCATTGGTCGTTTGTGTGTGTGTGATGTGTTTCGTTTGGTTATTGGTGGATTCAATTTTATCAATTCAATTTTATGGTTGGGTTGATGGTTTTACTCCATCGCGCCCGCACCATATTTCGCTTCTACTTTCTCTTTCATCTTCGCGATTTCGGTTTCTAGCGTATAATTTGCGGGTAAGACCATACGGATTCCTTCACGGACTCCGCTTTCGCGTCGTCGTTCATATACCAAGTGTGGTTTCTCGCGCACAACGACAAGCGACAGATATTTCGGCAACACCGCCACTGGCGCAGTATCTTCGGGGAAGATGCCTTTTTCCAAATCGCTGACGACCTTATTGGCGGCTTCCAATTTTTGTAAGAGCGATACTTTTTCGGATTTGCTCGTCATCCACGGTTTTTCAAGTTTTGGATGTTTTTCAACCTTGAAGAATTCACGACTCCTCGTGTGTTCTTTATCCAGCCATTCGAAGTAATACACTACATATTTCTTCATCATATCTTGGGTGATACCGTCGGGAAGTGTGCGCGCGCTGTGTTTTCTCTCGCGTTTGGTTCCATCATCGGCCGTGCCTTTGCTGTTCTTCTGTTGTTCTTGCATCGTAGCGACGCGTAAATTGTCGTATCGGTTGTTCATTGGGTTTCGGTCAAGGTGGTCGACGCTTACAATGCTGGTGCCTTTTCCGTTCCCCCACGTGTTCATAATCACTTGATGGATGAAGACGTTCTTGTGGCACGAGATATACCCATTCGTGGTTTTATACCAGGTGAGTTTCTCGCCATTGTTATGGTTTGCCTCGTATTCCAGTATTTTTTGGTAGCTCGTGGGGCATAATTCGCAGTATTCATTTGGCTCGCAATACATTACCATTCCCGTGACTTCACCGGTGTGTGGATTTGTAATTTCCCAGATGGGATTTTTCATTTGGTTGGCGTTGCGTCCGAGAGATTTCGTGTGGCCGGGTTTGAAGGTCACGACAGCGGGGGCGGAGGCACCGGAGCAGTATTTCTGGGTGATATATTCATGTTGTTGTTGGAAGTGGAGCATGGCGGGGGTGTGTAGCGTAACGAAGTGAAGCTTAACGAATGTGGAGCTGTGTATGGATTAGGGTGAAATGGAATAAACAATTTCAATTTTTTGATTGAAGGAAAATTGAAATTAAATTAGGTGGGGTGGATTTATAAGTAGGGTGAAAATGCCGAGGAAGTGTGCTTTTGTGGATGAGGAGGGGGTGAGGTGTGAGACACGCCCCCAGTTCAATAATCCAGGTGAATCCAAAGGTGGGTATTGTAATATTCATCGCATAGAAGGAATGGTCAGTATTAAACTACATACTTGTATTTATAGTGGTTGTAATATATCTGCGTCTTATAACGAACAAGGTAAAACCAACCCATTATATTGTTGTCTTCATAAATTAGATAACATGGTTTATGTCAAAAATAAAGTGTGTATTTACCAAGATTGTAAAAAGCAACCCAGCTATAACTATGAAGGTGAAATGAAACCAATATATTGTAATAGCCATAAGTTGGATAATATGATAAATGTTATTAGTAAACTATGTATTCACAACGGTTGTAAAACGCAACCAACTTATAACTATGAAGGTAATACTAGACCGTTATATTGTATTGTTCATAAGATAGATGGTATGGTGCCGCTCAAATACAAACATTGTATATACCCTAATTGTAAAATAACACCAAGTTATAATAAAAAAGGTGAAAAAACGCCGTTATATTGTAGTGTTCATAAAGTAGATGGCATGTGTAATGTAAATAATAAGATATGTATTTTCCCTGAATGTAAAACTACAGCATGTTTTAATAATGAAGATGAGCCTAACGGTTTATATTGTAACGTTCATAAATTAAACGGTATGATTAATATTAATAGACGATATTGTATTTATCAAGGATGTAAAATTACAGCAAATTATAACAACTATGGTGAAAAAATACCGTTATACTGTATGACCCATAAATTAGATAATATGGTAAATATTACAAAAAAAAGGTGTATTTATAATGAATGCGATATACGTCCAAATTATAATTTTGAAGGTTCAAAAACTCCAATATATTGTATGAAACATTCATTAGAAGGTATGATAAATATTACAAGCAAAACATGTAATAGTTCGTGGTGTAAATTAATTGTTCTTACCGACAAATACGACGGTTACTGTCTCCATTGTTTCACACATCTTTTCCCAGACAAGCCCGTCACTCGGAACTACAAAACCAAAGAACGCTGTGTGGTTGAATACATAATATCGCATTTTCCAGATTTCAGTTGGGTTGCGGATAAAACGATAACGGGCGGGTGTTCGCGTCGCAGACCAGACTTAATGCTTGACTTGGGATATCAAGTTGTTATAGTGGAAGTGGATGAGGACTGCCACGCGAATTATGACTGTTCCTGTGAAAATAAACGAATCATGGAATTGTCACAGGATGTTGACCATAAACCAATTGTATTCATTCGGTTTAACCCTGACGAATATACCGATGCGAATGGTGAGGATATCGCTTCGTGCTGGGGTGTGGACGGATTCGGACTATGTGTTGTAAAAAAACAAAAAAAGAAAGAATGGGAGTCGCGATTGGAGAGGTTGCGCGAACAAGTGGAATATTGGACGAACCCCGAAAACGCTACGGAGAAGACGGTTGAAATCGTGGAGTTGTTTTATGATTGTGACTGTTAGATATATGACGCGGTGATAGAACGCGTATGGAAATAAACTGAATATACGATTTTTTATATTTATCTTGCGATAAACATAAAATAGAATTGTAGATATGAGGCTGTGATGCACTACGAAAATTAATTCGAGTACGCTCTCTTTATCCCCTAAGTTTCCCTAGGGGGAGGACTGTATCTTAGGCCGTTTCAGGTTGCTTACACCTTCATCAACGACCCATACCCGTTCAGTCTCTGGCACCCATTCATAGGCTTTGCTTAGCGCCCTTAGAATGTCGGTATGCGGATTGCCCAATTCTGTTCATTATTACCGTACCCAAGTTCATTACTCTTGGCCGCTTATTCCTTTCGGAGATAAGGTTGGTAGAACAGACTGTAAGGGGTTCCCCGAACAACAAGGTATGTCGCAACTCCGACTTATCGTCGTCGGAATCACTAGTGTCTGGTCTGGTTATATCATTAAAAACATGATACTGAGGACGCAACTCGTTTTCTGTAATCAGAGCTCAATTGATCACAGGAGGACACTTTTTGGGTCTTGTTTACTGTTGATAGTAATAACATCCACATTACTATAACTAGTACATCAAACCCGCCCATACCACTCATCACACGCAAAACGTTGTAATTCACGGCATACACGCGAACCTTGGCAGTGTTAGTTCCCTCAACGGTGGCGTTGGAAAGAACAAGCTGAAGGGTAGCGTTATCAATACGAGAAAAGTTGCACGAGCCGGAAGGCTGGTGTTCCTCGGGTCTCAGCGCGAAAGAATACAGGTTGATACCGGTATCAGGGGCGCGAGTGTGGTGCTGCCAAGGCTGAACGAGGTCGAAGTAGGTTCCTTCGCGCTCAGAGAAGCGATCCTGGCCGTTAAGCTGGAGCTTGGCAGTGACGACTGGGTTCTCACCCCAGCAGTGCA